CGAGTTAACGCCCTTAAAGGCAGGGGCGACAAGATCAATGCTGCGTAACGGCTGTGCCATAACCTATCCTACGGTGTGTAGAAGATTGTCTCTTCTGGATGTTTCTGGGCATCCAAGGCAATCGCATCAGACAAATGCCTATCAGCAATTGCAAAGTATTCAGCAGTAGACGTACCGCCTGTCTCACCTCTTTCTCTCGATAACAAGGCTATTGCCATGTGCAAAACAGGGCCACTGGGTATCGCAAGCGTATCCGAATCTGCTGACAACGCGACATTTCGCAAAACTACGCGAACCTTCAGGGTATATGCCTGATCCGGTGTTGGATATAACTTGACCTGGGTGTCACCACTGCCATCAACACCCGCATAAGTAAAGTTCTTGGGCGAGCCTGTAACAGCTTCTTGAATGAAATCCTTATCGTCAAACCAATTCTGGGTCTGATACTCAATTAAACAATTAGAGGTATCGTTAATAAAGTTAAGAACCTTGCCTTCATTGCGGCTTCCGGTTAAGGAATAAAGGTTGTCACCATTTGAGGTGGTAATTGTCAACGTATTGCGTAATGGCGACCAATCCCATGCAGTTTCTACAAGGTCTTTGGCGTCATTTACATAATCACCCACCATCTTGCTGTAGGTGCTTTCCGATACGTTACTTACTTCGTCTTCTCTGAGACGCCGCAATACTCCGTTGACTAGGTTTAAATATGTCATCAAACAAGCCCTCCAAATAAAGACTGTTTACGCTGGCTTTGAGGGTCATTCAATAATCTTGCCAACTGATTATCTAGTTCTTTTCTTGCATCCGTAGGTGCTATTTGCACTGGCTGAATAGTCGGAGCATCAAATCGGATAGACCGCTGTGTCAAAGGCTCGAAAGGCTGTGCAGCCATAGTTGGCAGTGCGGCTAACGCCGT